CTTGCGAGTAACTACCTTCTTATCCCGATGGCAAATTTTGCGCTTGCTCTTGCCGATTCTACCATTGAAGTCCCTATACTAGATATGTCAACTATGATGCCAGTACTTATGGGTATGCTTGGTCTAGGTGCTATGAGAACTGTAGAGAAAGCCAAAGGCGTAGAGAGGAATAAATAATGACTCAGTATTATAAACCATCTGAGGCTTTAGAACGCTATGACACTCGGAGCGGGAACAGTACATCCAGTACTAAAAAAGAAAGCGATTCTCCAACACCTTCAGATTACAGTTGGTATCAGGGTCAACAATCAGGACAACCTGCTCCTAATTGGGAAGGTACTTACGCTCCTACAACAGGAACAATGATAGAAGCTACGTCTGCACCTTCAGCTAGTTCAACATACAGTGACGCTTCAGGGGGTGCTAATTTGCCTTCTGATACTATTTTTGCTAAAGTACAATACTATAGCATGACAGGAGAAGACTATAGTCATGAACCTGAGTGGATTTTAAAAGAGTTAAGAAAACAAGTAGTTGATATTTCAAATAATGTTAGTGCCGAAGACAAAGAAAAAATTACAGAGTTTGAAGAAAACTACCATCAGCCTGATTCTGATTTAAATATTGAAACAGTTTATGAAGAGTTTAATGAACCTTATAAAAAAGCTCAGTCAAAACTTTCTATAAAAGAGATTGGCGATAAGTTAGGAAAAGATTACAAAACTCCATCATCTATTTACGAAGCAAAACAAATTGCTGACCAAATCTACATGGATACTTTAGAGTATCATTCTAGGTTAGGCGGTAGCATAGAAGATAAATATAAACTTCGTGATGCTATAGAACGCGGTGCAATGGATTTTGCTAACCCGCAGATTGACAATAAGTTTATATTTGGCGATTCAGGAAATGCGGCTATAATAGAAGCCGCCCGATTCCAAGCGTTAAGCATGAAGGACTACTTAGTTCAAAACGATATGCCTCTATATCAAGAAGTAGGTCACGAGCGTATTGAACACGACAAAGTATATATTAATACAGGAACAGCTTTACAGTGGTTTGAAAACGAAGAAGAAGAAGGCGGTGGAGGCAACTTATTATCTTTGTCAAGACTTGGTCATAGCCACTTTACTTCCGCGGGTAATGAACTTGGTGGGTATTCACTATATCAAGTAGCACCTCCCCCTAAACAAAGCCAGTTTGAACAAAACATTACTCCTATAGTAAACGTAGTAGCTACTGTAGCTTCTTTTGCGTTTCCGCAGTTTGCTCCAATTATAAACACTGTAAACACTTTAATTCAAGGCGGTGACCTTGAACACGCTTTAATTGCAGGTGGTAAAGCATATCTTTTAAACAACGTAACCGAAGCTACTACAGCAGAAATCAACGAAGGAATAACTGACTTATACGGTGGATTAGGTATAGACATAGCTACACTACCCGAAGGTGTACAAAATGTTATCTTTGATACCACAACAGCGGTTTTCCGAGGGGATAGCGGTAAAGATGAGTTTATAAAATCAGCAACAGGTGAAGCGTTAAGTAATGTTGATTTTGATATTGATAATCCTGATTGGTCTTTGTTTGATACTAGTGATGAATTTTGGGATGGTCTAACAGCGGTTCTTCAAACGGCAGGTGACATTATTGAACCTGTTGTTGAACCGATAGGCGATTTAATTGAAGGGGCTGTAGATTTAACTGCTGATACGTTTGAACCTTTAGTTGACATTGCTGATGATGCATTAGATACTTTTGGTGAAACAGTGGTAGACCCTGCGTTACAAACAGGCTCAGATGCTTTATCTGCTGTTGAAGATGTAATACTAGAAGGTGGTAGAACAATAGATGACACTGTATTACAGCCTGTTAAAGAGGGCGCAGAACAAGTAGTAGATATAGCACAAGAAGGTATTGATACTTTACAAGAAGCAGGTCGTGAGTTTGATGATACATTTATAGACCCTATTGATGATGCAATAGATACTTTCGGTTCAGAGGTAGTAGACCCTATGCTACAAACAGGTTCAGATGTTTTATCTGACTTTGAAGATGTATTAAAAGATGGAGGAAGGTTGCTTGATGATTTAATTGATTATGATAGTTTATTACCTTCTTTAGAAGTACAAGAACAACCTATAGCTAAAAAACGCACTCAAGTAGAAAGTCTGTTTGACAACGAATTGTTTAAATTTAACACAGAAATAAAAGTAAATGAAGAGGAAATGCTTACTCCTCTTATGAACCTAAGAAGGTATGGATAATGACTTACTTACAACTAGTAAATAGCGTACTACGTAGACTACGAGAAGACGAAGTTTCTACTATTGAAAACTCAACTGATTCTTATGTAAAACTGGTGGGAGAGTTTGTCAACGATGCTAGACGTATCGTAGAGGATGCTTGGGACTGGTCAGCACTTAGAAGTACAATTACAGTGACTACTGTTAATAATCAGTTTAGTTATAGCATGACAGGCACTAACAACTCTTTTAAGATACTGGACGTTATTAACGATACGTCAAACTTCTTTATGCGTTCTGCTAGTTCCTCTTGGATGAACAACGCATACCTAGTACAAGAGCCTATCAAAGGTTCACCTGAGTACTACTCTTGGAATGGTGTGGACGCTAACGGCAATGCCTTAGTTGACTTATATCCTAAACCTGACCAAGCGTATACGTTACGTTTTAACATTGTTGATAGAGGAGACCCGTTTACTCTTGATGCAGATAAACTAGTTGTACCTTCATCACCAGTAGTACAGTACGCAGTAGCCTTAGCCGCCCGTGAGCGTGGAGAGACAGGCGGTACTTCAGCACAAGAGTTATTCTCTTTAGCGGACACTACGTTAGCAGATGCAGTAGCATTTGATGCCGCTAGATTTCCTTCTGAAACTGTATGGACACCTTGCTAATGGCACAACAATTACAAAACATTACAGTACAAGCCCCAGGATTTGCGGGCATAAACAGTGAAGATTCCCCGCTGTCCCTTGACCAATCTTTTGCGGCTACCGCTAGTAACTGTATTATTGATTCTTCTGGGCGTGTAGGCTCGCGTAAGGGTTATACAGCGGTATCTACAAATAACGCAGTGTTGGGTACTAGTTTGGGAATAGAAGCAGTACACGAGTCTGTAGATGCTAGTGGCGATAAAGTAGTATTTGCCGCGGGTAATAATAAAATATTTAAACTAGGTGCTAATAATGCGTTGACTGACAAAACTCCTAGCGGTTATACTATAAACGCAAATAACTGGAAGATTGTAGACTTTAATAATCATACGTACTTTTTTCAAAGAGGTCACGCACCTTTACTATATACAGACGAAGGTGGCACTGCGGGAGATGGAACTTTAGAAGCAGTAGCAGACCATTCTCATGCAACAGGAACAGCACCTTCGGGTAATGAAGTATTAGCCGCCTATGGTAGACTCTGGGTAGCTGATATTGTAGGCGATAAAAAGACAGTACACTTTAGTGGTTTACTCAGCGGTCATAACTGGAACTCTGAAGGTGCAGGTACTTTAAACTTGCTTGACGTGTTGCCTAATGGTGACGATGAAATTGTAGCATTAGCGGCACACAATGGTTTTTTAATTATATTCTGCAAAAGATGTATTGTTGTTTATTCAAATGCAGAGACTATTACCTCAATAAAACTGGCAGATACTGTAGAAGGCGTAGGTTGTATTGCTAGAGACTCAGTACAGCACACAGGTACAGACATTTTGTTTTTGTCTGATAATGGTGTACGTAGCTTTGGTCGTACTATACAAGAAAAGTCAATGCCTATGCGAGACATAAGCAACAATGTGCGTAGTGAGTTAATGCAGATTGTCAATCAACAAACTAATCCTATTAAATCTTTATATAGTGCAGATGAAGCCTTTTACTTACTTTCTTTATCAGACAGCCAAACAGTATATTGTTTTGATATGAAGCAAGCATTACCTGACGGGGCAAACAGGGTAACTACTTGGTCAGGTATTAATCCAAGAAGCATGACCGTGTTAGCTGACAAGTCTATTTATTTCGGTAGGAAGGGCGGGATATTTAAGTATGGTGGCTATACAGATGATGGTGAGTCATATCAGATGCTGTATTATAGTAATCCTTTAAACTTTGGTAACGCTACTAACCTTAAGTTTCTTAAAAAGTTTAACATTACAGTTATAGGTAACGTAGCCGCACAGACTACACTGGCTTGGGGTTACGATTATAATAACGACTATAACAAAAAAGTATTTAGCACAGAAGAACCAAACACACCAATAGCTGAATACAACATAGCAGAGTTTGGAGACAACACTACAACTTTATTTACTGTGAACGACCCAACAGGTACTTACTTGGGCGAGTTTAGTTCTGCTCCTACGTCTCCTGCGCCTAACGCTACTGAGTTTTATTATAACACAACAGACAATAAACTTTATCAATTTATTAATTCTTCGTGGTCTGAAATTACTGCTGTAAATACATCTTACGTATCTTCTTTATTTACTGTAGGTACAGACATTCAAAGACCTTCTGTTAATACAAGTGGTAGTGGTTCTGTAGTTACTATCGGAATTGAATCTACTATTAACAACGCACCTTATTCAATACAACAAATAGATGTACACGCTCTTCTGGGGAGATTAATCTAATGACTAACTATGTTCAAACAACAAACTTCGGGGTAAAGGACTCTCTCCCTTCGGGCAATCCTGCTAAGACAGTGAAAGGTACTGAGTTCCAACAAGAATTTACCGACATTGCAACAGCCATCGGAACTAAAGCAAACCTTACGGGTGCTAGTTTTACTGGTGTTGTAACAAGTAATTCTGATGTAAACATTGACAGCGGTAAGTTTTTTGTCGATGTGTC